CTGAAAGAGGGCAAAACCATTCAACGCAGCCAAGAGGTGCTGACCTATAAGCTGGAAGACGGCCATGTGTGGGTCGTAAACTCAAACGGACTGACAGGGATGCCCCACGCGGTGCCAAGCATCGGCATTGAAGATATCTTGGCAGAAGATTGGGTGGCATTGGTATGAACACGTTTAAAGCAACCCACAAAGACGCCAGCGGCAAATCGGTTCAGCAGCTTGATGAACACGTCACTCAAGACGGAACCGAGATCACCACCTACTATGACAGCAACAATGACCTTGGTGCGATGGCGTCAACCAAGTTCCGCGAACTGTTCAAGCCTGTTGAACCGCCGAAAACCGGGGTCGACCGGGTGAAGGCAGCACAGGAAGCCATGATCAAGGCGACCAATGAACTGCGTTTTGGGGGCCACACCAAACTGCCCGCTGTTGTAGTGTCTGACTTTACCGAGGCGCTAAATGAATTGATTGGGGCGATGATTGAGGTTGGGCGTGGTAAAAAAGCCTAACCCGTTTCGGAAGCCCCACATCACCAACGTCATGCCGGGGCCAGTGACGCACAACAAACAATTCTTGCCTGTGCCACCACCTGCCGGGACGTTGCCGCCTGATGACAGCCGCCTATGGGTCTTCGTGCCGAAAGCCGTGCAGCAGGGTGAAGCCTTCATTCAGGAAGACACCCGCGAGTGGTTTGCCGACCGTGACTTCAAGGTTCAGGTCTGCCGTTCTTATCCCGACCATCCGCGCTGGCTGGCGTCAGGCCGCGACAGCCTGCGGGTCAAGATGCACAACTCGCATATCATTTCCGAAATTCATATGTTGGCCCGCACGCATTTGGGCCTGCCGGATATGCCGCCGTGGGTGGCGGCCCGCATGAGCGTCAAACAGCAACAGGCAGATTTGGCCTACCGCCTGACCAAATCGGCGCGGGACGTGTTCTTGCGCGAGGGCAAACTCGCTATTGAGACATTCGCGTCCAAGGCCCCCGGCCAGTTTATCAAATGGGTAAGCAACACATTCATTGCCAAACAGATTGAACAACAGGTTACGGTGACACCGGGCGGCGGTATCTCGCCGGAGGAAGCTGACAACATGCTTGAAATGATTGCCGAGGAATTGCGCCGTCGGGCCGATGATGCGCAAGCCACTGTGATCACGCCACTTGATTATGTGGCACCAGAACGCGGCATCGTGGAAACGATGCGCGACACGGGCGATGCGTTCCATGAGGCCAACAAAGATAAATGGCTTGGTGGCAGCCGTCTACGAGAAGATGTCAGTATTTTAAATAGTGAAGTTACCAAGCGCCTCGGTTCCGCCAAGGATATAATTTCCGACCAAGACGAAATTGATAAGGATTTTTGGGGGTGAGCGAGGTCAATATAAAAATAATTCGAGACGGCTCAAAGACCCGCTTTGAGGTCAAGAGCCCGCAGGGGTTTTACCGACTTGACGACCGTGAAGCCTTGGTGGCAACATTGGATTACCTAATCCCCTTGAAGGACAAACCCCATGAATGACATTCTTGCCAAGGTAAGACAGGCAGCGGCGATGGCCCCCAAGCCAGAACAGCGCCATATCGAAAAACAAGATCGCACTGATCAGACCTATGCACCAGATGCGAAGAAAGCCCGCGAAGTTGTGCGCACGCTGAACGCGCATTCGCTTCCATTGATCTGCGAGAAGATCGCAGTCGTCACGGGTGATCTTGCGGCCAAGCACAAAATGCAAGAGGTCTTCGATAATTTCTGCCGCGCCAATTATGCCTATATGCGCGAAGAACTTAAAAGCGGAAACCGCCTGATTGAATGGATGGGGGGCGTCAATGGCACCATGCCAACTCTGCCGCCGGGCGCACCCGACCACAAGGTCAACATTCTCAATGCGTGGAACGCCATGGTGACGGCCGTCAACAACGCAACCAAAGTCGGCGTGCAAAAACGCCACCGCGAACAACCGATCAGCCTAATCTCTGATCTTGAAAGCACGCAGCTTATATTGCCTGAGAACGGATTTTGGAATTGAAGTGGTTCGTTGTTGCTTTGCTGCTTATCGCGGTTCCGGCGCAGGCGGTGTCGTTCCCGGCCTTTGTTCACGGCCACAACATTTGCGCAATCAACGTCAATAAATTTCTGCGCAAGATCGGCCACCAAGGCACCGGGTCAGCCAGTTCCCTAAGCTTCCTGCGGTTCCCGCGCACCAATCACCCGAAGCTTGGCGACGTGGTGTTTAACAATCGAGGGCGCGGCAAAGGCCACGTTCAGGTTTATTTAAACAATGACATGTGCGCCAACCCTTCGCAGCGCCATGGCTGGCAAATAAAACCGTGCAACGCGACGTGGCATAGTCGCCGTAAAACCTATCTCAGCACGAGATGACCAATATCAGCAAACTTAGCGAACAGGAATTGCAGGCGCTATCCATGCGCCTGCAAGCCGTGAAGCAAGAAGCGGCCCAACTTGCCAAGCTTGAAGATTATCAACCTTATCCCAAACAAGAACTATTCCACCTTCTCGGTTCAAAGTATCGTGAGCGTTTGTTCTCGGCAGGCAACCAGCTCGGCAAAACTTATTCAGGGGCTTCGGAGCTGGCCTATCACCTCACCGGGCGTTACCCGCCGTGGTGGAAAGGTCGGCGCTGGAATCGCCCGACATCATGGCTTGCGGGTTCAGTGACGGGTGATGTGACCCGTGACGGTATGCAACGTTTGCTGATGGGGCCACCCGCGATTGAAGAAATGTGGGGAACGGGTTTGTTGCCGCGTGACACGATTGCGCAAAAACCCAAACGCCGGGCGGGCATCAAAGACGCCATGGACGCCGTTGTTGTGAACCATGCCCAAGGCGGGCAATCGGTTGTGCAGTTCAAATCATTCGACCAAGGCCGCGCCAAATGGCAAGCCAACACGGTTGACGGTGTGTGGATGGACGAAGAACCGCCCTTTGATGTTTACGAAGAAGCGGTGACCCGCACCAACGCCACCGAAGGCATGGTCTTTATCACGTTCACGCCATTGCTCGGCATGTCGCAAGTCGTCATGCGGTTTTTCAATAATCCCGGCATTGACCGCGTGGTTGTGCAGATGGGCATTGAAGATGTGGGCCACTACACGCCGGAGCATAAAGCTCGGATTATTGCGTCCTATGACGACGCCACCCGTGACGCCCGCACAAGAGGCATTCCGGTTCTTGGTTCGGGCCGCGTGTTCAACGTGGCGGAAGAACGCATTAAGATTGACCCTATCATAATTCCCGAACACTGGGCGCAAATCGGCGGCATGGATTTTGGATGGGATCACCCTTTTGCAGCAATGCAACTTGCGTGGGACAGAGATCAGGACACGATTTACCTTACCCGTGAATACCGTGAAACCAAACAAACCCCGGCGGTGCATTCATCTGTGCTGCGCCCATGGGGGCAGTGGCTGCCGTGGATGTGGCCGCACGATGGTCATGCGCATGACAAAGGTTCAGGCCACCAACTTTCTAAACAGTACAAGGCAGGCGGGCTGCACATGCACCCCTCGCATGTAACATTCGAGGACGGTTCAATCGGCGTCGAGGCCGGGCTTATGGATATGCTGACCCGCATGAATGAGGGTCGTTTTAAAGTTTTTTCGACATGCACGATGTGGTTTAACGAGTTCAATCTTTACCACCGCAAAGACGGCGTTGTGGTCAAAATGAACGATGACTTGATTTCCGCGTCAAGATACGCGATCATGGGGCGACGATTTGCCAAGACGCAAAGCCGCCGCGTGTCGTGGGCTGGGGATAGCCGCCGGCCGCCCGCTGTGGCTTTAGGAACAGGCGAAGCCAATTTATAGGAGTTAAGCATGAGCGGGCTTTTAGGTTTATTCGGGGGCGGTCAATCAGCTTCGCCAACACTTCCACCACCACCCCCACAAGTTGACGATGCAACGTCGCGCATTAACGCGGAAGACAAAGCTGCACGCGCCGCCGGGCGCAAATCAACGATTTTGACCAGTGATGATGGTCTGCCAAATCTCGGCTCGACGACAAAACAAGGTCAGTAAGTGGACGATCTCGCTTCACGCTTAAACGACAGATTGCGCAAGCTCCAACTTGACCGCTCGAATTTTGACGTGACATGGGACAGGATTGCACGGGTTGTGCTTCCAACGTCGATTGGGTTCACAACCAGTTACGCGCCCGGCACCAACCTTAACAATGAAATTTTTGACGGCACTGCGCAGTATGCGCTTCCGCGATTTGCCGCAGCGATTGACACATTGGTTACGCCACAAACAAGCAAGTGGCACATGCTGCACTCCAAAGATCGCTATGCAAAAAGTTCGACTGACGCCCAACGTTTCCTCAGCGACTTGAACGATAAGTTATTTTCTATTCGTTACGCGCCCCGTGCCAACTTCGCCTCACGCGCTTTTGAGAGCTACATGTCGATGGGCGCTTTCGGCAATGGCGTGATGTATATTCACGACAGGAACCCCGGCATTCAATATATCTCGGTTCACCTGTCCGAGATTTGGCTTGATGAAGACCAGCACGGGCGGATTGATACCGCGTTTTGGGTGCATGAGTATACGCAGCGCCAAGCGGTGCAACGGTTCGGTGACGCAACGCCAAAGGACATCGCCGAAGACGCAACCAAAAACCCGAACAAAAAGATTAAGTTTTGCCAAGCGGTGTTTCCGCGCAGCGAACGCGACGCTTATAAAAAAGATGCAAAGAACATGGCCTTTGCGTCCGTGGTGTTTCGCGTTGCAGGCGGCGTGTCGCAAAGCCAAGGTGCTTCTGCCTATCCATCCGTTGCGCCGGAAGTTGTCGAAGAAAAAGGTTATCGCGTGTTTCCGTTTGCGGTTGCCCGTTATGTCACCACGGCGACTGAAATTTATGCCCGTGGCCCGGCGCATGATGCGTTGCCCGATATTCTCACCTTGCAAGAAATGGCTAAGACAACGCTGCGTTATGGCCAGCGTGTTGCCGACCCCAGCTATCTTGCCGCTGATCAAGATAGCCTTGACCCTTTTGCGGTGCGCCCCGGTTCAATCAACTATGGTTATCTGACACCCGACGGCCAAGAGCTTGT